GTTTTTGCAATCTGGTAGCCCTGTTGAGTTTACGCCGCGCAACGCACAAGCCGTGCAAGCCGCAGAGCAAGCGACCAAATACGCCAAGTATGTGTTCAACCGCAACAACGGCTTTGACGTTCTGAGCGATGTGATCCACGACGCGCTTGTCAAAAAGGTTGGCATTGCAAAGGCATATTACGACGAGACAGAACACGTCGAGATTGACGAATACACGGGCTTGACGCAGGACCAATTCCAGCTTTTAGAAAGCGACGAAAGCGCGGAAATCATCGAATCCACAATGACGCAAGAGGCGCAGATTGACCCTATGGGCATGATGGTTTCCCCAGCCATGTATGACGCCAAGGTGGCGATGACCAGTTCGCGCGGTGAAATCAAAATCAAAAGCATCGCGCCGGAAGACTTCTTTGTAGACCGCGACGCGATTAGTTTGGATGATTACTTCGTCTGCGGTCACAAGTCCGAGGGCCGCGTGGGCGACCTTGTGGCAATGGGCTTTGACTTCGACAAGGTATATGAACTTGGCGGCGTTGGTGGAGTTGTGGACGAAGAAGAAGACTTCGCGCGGCGCGGGTACGACTCAGCCGACACGGAAAACAGCATTGACCCGTCTATGCGCAAGATTGAAATCACCGAAGCATATATGAAGATGGACATCGAAGGCACGGGCATCCCGCGTCTTTACAAATTCCTATGCGCTGGCACTGACTACGAAGTGCTTGACTATGAGTTGTGCGACTATAACCCGTTCGCCGTGTTTGAGATTGACCCAGAGCCTCACACGTTCTTTGGCCGGTCACTTGTTGATATTATCATTGATGACCAAGACGCGGCCACGTCATTGATGCGGGGCTTGCTTGACAATATCGCCATGATTAACAACCCGCGCCTCGTTATCAACGATCAAGCGGTTGAAGTCGATGACGCGATGAATAACGAATACGGCGCAATTATCCGTTCAACGGACGTCAGCCAAATTCGTGAGTTGACGGTTGGGTCAAGTTCAACAATGGCGATTCCTGCCATGCAGTTCTTTGACGAGGCAACACGGGCCAAGACAGGCATTGGCGACGGGGCAGCGGGCCTTAATGCTGATGCGTTGCAGTCACAGACGGCGGCGGGCGTTAATGCCGCTGTAACAGCCGCTACGGCGGTGGGCGAGCTTATGGCGCGCGTACTGGCCGAAGGTGGCATGAAGCAGCTATTCAAAACCATTGCAACGATTGCACGCCAGAATCCCAACCCCGACGAAATGATGCGGATCGACGGCAAGTTTGTGCCGGTTGACCCGCGTTCGTGGGGCGCTGAAATGGACATGGAAACAACCGTGGGCATTGGCAACAACAAGCACGAGGAGCGTATGATGATGCTGCAAATGATGCAACAACAACAGATGCAGGTCTATGGCACGTATGGAGCGCAAAACGGGCTTGTGACGCTGACCAACATTCGCAACACGGCGGCGGACCTGATGACGCTGGGCGGCTTGCCAAACGTTGACCGCTATTTGCAGCCAATGAGTCCGACGATTGAAGCCCAGATGTTAGCTAAGGCGCAAGCGGACAAGGCAGCGCAGCAAGGCGGACAGAATGACCCGAATGCGGCGTTCTTGCAAACTGAGCAGATGAAGGCACAAACCCGCGCGCAAGTGGACATGCAAAAGGCGACAATGGAACACCAGCGCAAGCTGATGGACATGGCTTCAAGCGATGATTTAAGCCGCGATAAAATGGCGCAAGACTTGCTTGTCGATGCTGCGAAAATCCTTGGGCAGTACGGCACAAGCGTGGACGTGGCGCAAATCGGCGCACAACAGAACGCCCCGCGTAACTTCAATGGGGGCCAAATGTGATGGACAAACGTGAAAAAGCGCAGCGGGCAGACGCATTGTTGAAAGATGATGTTTTACAAGAGGCGTTTGATGGGGTACTATTATACCACACTGGTGTCTTAACCCACGTATCGGCAACCGATGAGGAAGTTCTCAAGGCCCGGCGCATGGTGTTGGCGCTTAATGAAGTCAAAAGCCAATTGCGCAGATATGCGACGACTGGCGAAATCTTAGCAAAGAAAGACCAGGACCGTGGAAACGACTGATCCCTTAGAGACAGCAGCCGAAAGCCTGCTATTTGATTCTTCCCCTAACGCAGAGGGCGACGAGGTAGCGCAAGACGACGCACCCGAAGCCGAAGACGCGGAACTGGTGGATGAAGACAACGACCAAGAAGACGATTCAAAGGATGAGGCCGAATACGAATTAGCCGAATCTGACAATGAGGATGACGCAGCCGAACAAAGCGACGGCATTGAGAAACCATCGGCCTACACTGTCAAAGTTGACGGCGTGGACACCGAGGTCACACTCGAAGACCTAACGCGCTCCTATTCGGGGCAGGCGTATATCCAAAAAGGTATGCAGGAAACGGCAGAGGGGCGAAAGCAGTTCCAAGCCGATATTGCGGCCTTCCAAGCGGACCAGCAGAGATTTGCTGAGGCCGTCCACAAACTGCAAAACGACGGGTTGAAAGCCCATCCGCAGAAACCCGACTCCAAAATGCTTGAAACTGATCCAATCGGTTATATGCGCGCACAGGCCCAATATGACGTTGAAGTGGCTGACTACACTGCACAGCAGACGCAGCTATCAGAGACATCAAATCGCGCCCGTGAGTACCAATCTCAGCAAAGCCAAGCGGACCTGCAAATGCAAGCCGCACGGCTCGTTGAGTTGATTCCAGAATTTGCGGACCCTGAAAAGGCAACCGCATTGAAATCAAAATTGGTTGAAGTCGGTCAAAATGCATACGGATACAGCCCTGACGAATTGATGGGCCTGACGGATGCGCGCGCGGTAAGCGTTCTCAACGATGCGATGCGGTGGCGAGAATTGCAATCTGGCACAGCGAAGGCAAAGACGACGCCCAAGCCCCAGAGGTCGGTCAAGCCAACAGGGCGGCGTTCACAGCCTCAAAGCGTGGCACGCAATAAGCAACTGGCCCAAGCGCGAAAGTCTGGAAGCGATGAAGCCTTCATGGCCCTCATGTTTGAGCCGAATAAATAACGGTTTAGCCCCTTATAGGAGAATCCCAAATGGCACAGCCAGCTAATACGTTCGACAGTTACGATACCGCCAATTCCATTCGTGAGGATTTGAGCGACATTATCTATGATATTTCACCAACGGAAACGCCGTTTTACAGCTCCATCGCCAAGACCAAGGCGACAAGCACAAACCATGAATGGTTAACCGATTCACTTCGGGCCAGTGCTGCAAACGCCCATATCGAGGGAGACGACACATCGGCGGAAGCCCGCACGGCCACAACCCGTCTCGGCAACTACACGCAGATTTTCAAGAACGCCGTTGTCATTCCTGACACCGACCAAGGTCTTGATAAAGCTGGCAAAACCAAGCAAATGGCCTATACCGTCATGCAGATTGCTAAGGAGCAGAAGCTAGATATTGAAGCGGCGCTGTTCGCCAACAATGCCAAAGTCGGCGGTTCTGCAACCGTTGCGCGTGAGCTTGCGGGCGTCCCTGCTTGGATCACCACAAACACCAGCTTTGGTGCAAACGAAGGGGCTGATCCAACGGGGGATGGGACCGATGGGCGGACGGACGAAACAACTACCCTGATTGCATTCTCGCAAGCACGTTTCGACAGCGTTATGCAGGCCACTTGGCTTGCAGGTGGCAAAATTGACACAGTTTATTTGTCAAGTTTTCAAATGGACAAATCCCTCGGGTTTACGGGGAACAATAATGCTCGTTCCAACACCGATGCAAGCTCTGGCAAGGTCATCAACGACATGGCAATCTACCAGACACCTTGGGGCCGTGTGACTTGGACACCAACCCGCGAAAACCGTTCGCGCGACGTATTCCTGATTGAGAAGGCGAAATGGGCCTGCGCAGTCTTGCGTCCTACCAAGAACGTCCCTCTCGCCAAGACGGGTGACAATGAAAAGCGTCAGATCACAACGGAGCTAACACTCCAGGCGCGCAACGAATCCGCCAACGGCGGCGTGTTCGATAACACCATCACGTAACTAAGGCGGGGCGGGCTTAGGTTCGCCCCATCCTTCTATTCAAGAGGTGATTATGGAATATCGCGTTACATGCAACGGCATGTTTATCAATGGCGGATTGCACCGCAAGGGCCAGAAATTCACAGCAACGGAAGACAATGCGGCGCGGATGCTAAACGAGCGCCCCCGCAAGACATTCGAGGTAGTAACAAATGACGAAGATAAAAGAGACGATTCACTGGGACGACATGGCGGGCAAGATGATCGTGCAGGAGACGCACAATTTCACGCCGGTGATGGAGAGGGCAAAAGCCCTAAAAAGCGCGGGTCTCGACAACTTCGGAAACGATAACAAGCTGATCGGGGTCGTTCCCGGCAAGATGCTTGAGATATGGGCCAAAAAGTGGGGCGTTAAGTTCTCGGACCATCAAGCGATGGAAGCCGTTATTGCCAAGGAATTGAATGACCCGGATAATGCGTATTTCCGTGTTTGGGACGGCAAGCTCTGATATGTTTGACCGTGACGGAAGCCCACTAATTCAAGGGAGCGCAGCGGTGACATTTCCAGCGTGGTCATTATTGCTTGGACACGGCTGGGACATCGTTATCGCGGTTCTCGGTGTTGTTGTTTTAGTGCTGACAATTTACAACAAGTCGCTTGAAATAAAGCAACGCCGCAAGGCAATTCGTGACGACAGCAAAGGATAGACCAGTGAAACATAACGCAGACATGGCAATCCGCAAGATACTGGAACACGAGGGCGGTTATGTAAACCATCCAGACGACCCAGGCGGCGCGACAAACAAGGGCATCACGATTGCCACATTCCGGCGCTACATCAAGCACGACGGCACGATTGCCGACCTCAAGGCGCTGACGACACAACAGGCCGTTGATGTCTATAAGGCGCAGTATTGGGACAAGGTGCGGGCGGATGATCTACCGTCTGGCGTTGATTACACCGTAGCAGACTTTGCCGTAAACAGCGGGCCAAGCCGCGCGGCCAAGTATCTGCAAGCCGCGCTTGGCGTAACGCAGGACGGGGCTATCGGGCCGCAGACAATCGCAGCCGCACAATCTGCTGACACCAAGTCGCTCATTCGCAAGATCAATGCGGATCGACTGGCGTTCATGAAGCGCATTAGGGGCGGCAAGTTGTGGAAGACGTTTGGCCGTGGCTGGCAACGTCGCGTTGATGCTGTCCGCTCCACATCGTTGGCGTTGGTTGATTCCGCGCCCGTTGCAGTGATGCCGCCACCCGCGCCCGTTCATTGGCTGGTAGCGTTGCTGCAATCGTTCTTCGGGGGCAAGTCATGAAATATTTCAAACCTAAAAGCCTGACGTGGTGGTCATCGTGCGTGCCGTTGATTGCGGGCGTTGTGGTAGCGTTTGAGCCGCTTCATGGGGGTGTGGCTATAACTGAAACAATCAACAACGTGACGGGCTTCCTTTCGCCCGCTGTGATGATTAACGCGGGGCTAATCGGCATCGGCGTGCGGGGGGCATTGAAAGATGCTTGATCTACTCACTAACATTCCAGCCCTTCTGGGCGTCCTGGCGGGCCTTGCGGCCCTGTTCTGGGGCAACGGCAAGCTACAGCGCCACAAGGGGCGGAAACAGGGCAGGCAGGACGTTAACGACGAACTGTCAGAAGCCTACAACGACACAACCAAAGAGGTGCGAAATGCGCAGACTGATATTCCTGGCGATCCCGTTGCTGTTCTTGACAGCTTGCGAGAGTTTGCCAAACGAGGGAAAGGCGGCGGCGATACTTGACGCGGCTGTTCCTGCATCGCGTAACCATGCTGAGGCGCTGGTGGGCGATGATCTGGACCTGATGCGCGCGACGGGCTTGGAGCTTATCACGGTTGTGAATTGCTGGCCCGACGGGTGTTGAAACTATACGTCAGGGGCTTACACAAAACCCTTTTTTCTATTTCTAGTTGCGGCCTTCCAAGCGGCTGTATATTCAAGGTGGGACATATTTTTTCTAAGACACCCGCTTGGCAGAAAATCATCTTCGACAGACCTATCTAGGTAAATTCTTATGGGTGCAGTTGGGTCGCGGTCTGGTGTGTAAAGACCGCCCTCTCGGCGGCAGGTAATAATCGGGTTGAGTTTTTTTGCGTTTGACATTTCAATCAATCATCCTACATTTCTGTTATGGCAATGATGCTTGCGTCATAGCGTAAAGCGCGTCTAAAACCAAACCGTAAAGCGTCCGTCCTGCCCGTCGTGCGGGTGGTGGACAAAACACTCAACAGCTTGGCGGTTTACATATCCGTTGCGGTCGTGCCACCCGTCTGGCGGTGACATACTGCGGACATATTCGATCTGCACGTTGTCGCCTTCCATAGACCGCGCGGCGTTGTGCATCATGGTCATGCCAATGTGATCCTTTTCGCGCTTGTGAGATGTCACACCGGCTTGCTTGCGGATTTTGTGATGCAAGTGATGAACGTACCAATATCGATGCGTGCAATCTGAAATGTGCGCGCGGGCCTCTGTCATCATCAACGGGTATAGGTCGGCCTCCTTGGCCCCGTCGCCGTGTGTCAGGCCGATTAGATTGCCCTCATACCGATAATATTTACGGTGTTTTTCTGACAAATTGTATTCCGTTGCCGTGACATCGGGGGCCAGTCTAAACCATGCGCCGACCTGTTGCGCCAAACACCAGCCCATAAGCCAATCGTGGTTTGACGGGCAGTACACTAGGTCAACGGGCGCTGTGAGGCGTGCAAGTTCAATGGCCCCCACATACCCCGCAAACGCGTCCCTATACATCTGATGGATCGTTCCGTGCGTGTCTTGGCCCGTTCCGCTTGTCGTGCTTGAACGCGCATTGTCAACGTGCAGGATGTCATTGCCGAGAACGAACAGGATGCGCCCGATTCCCATGCCCGACGCCTTGCGGATCAATTCGCGCGTGCCTTCAATCATGCGCTGCACAGCAATTTCGCGGCTGTATGTGTAGCCTGTCTCGGTTGATACGCACAGCTTGCCGACGTGGATGTCTGCTAAATCAATGACCAGCAAGCACTTGCCGTCTGGTTTCTCGCGTATCTCATATTCTGGCACGTCCATTGTTTTGAGGTCGTCAATCGCGCCACGGATCGTTTCAAGGAATTGGTCGGTTTCTTCTTGGCTTGCTGGTGCAGACCATCGCGTCGTGCCAACCTTGTTCCCGAGTTCGTTGTAATTGTGAATCCAGCCGCCTTTGGCTTCAATCCCGTTCAATCCCGCTAGGTGCATGCTGTTGCGCGCGCCAGATGATAGGTGCAACCCACGATCCTTGGCTAATTTAACTCGGCTGCGGAATGTGTCAACGTTTACGTCTATTGACCTTGCGGCTTGTGCGGCAACCCCGTTATTTTGGGCCAAGGCGTCAAGTGCCTCAATTCCTAATGCGTCTGACATGGGTGGTGTTGGCATGGTTTAACCTTCCAGGTGTGCAAGCTGATGCGGTTGCATTTGCAAAAAGAAAGGCAATCGGCTTGCGTTGGTTTTGTGTATCACGCAGGGGTTTGATTGTTAAGGGT